GCGCTTGTGCGCCGATCGCGGTTTTGTCTGATGGGGTCGTATCTTTACCCAGCATTTCCAACAGCTTGTCTTTTGCCGCAGAGACGGTGCAATCCAGATCAGCGATGCAGCTGGCCTGAAGTTCCTGATGCTTGCCGCCGAACATGGCAAACAGGTTATTAATTTCGGTCACACGGGCCTTTTGTTCTGCCACCACCTGCGCGCGAATTGCAGCAGCATCCAGAGTATTTTCCGGTGCCGTAGGGGCTGGTTGTGGCTTCGGCTGCGGTGCAGGAGTGGTACTGTTACGCGGAGGGGTGATCAGGTTACGGATAGAATTTGGCATTTTTTCAAAATCCTCAATGCGTTTGGAATGAATACAGGCCATGGCCTGCAGAGAGGGGGTGACCTGATCAGCGAAACCTAAAGCGAGGCATTCTTTGCCATCCATCCAGGTTTCATCGTCAAGCATGGCGGCGATTTCATCCGCCGACTTTCCTGTTTTGGCGACATAGGCCGGGATCAACACGTTCTCGACCTTATCCAACAAGTCTGCGTAGTCCCGCATGTCGTTGGCGTCGCCGCCGGCGAAGCCCCATGGTTTATGGATCATCATCATGGTGTTTTCAGGCATGATGACAGGATTGCCAACCATCGCGATCACTGACGCCATGGAAGCCGCCAGGCCGTCAATATGTACAGTTATCGCAGCGCCATGATTGCGCAGGGCATTAAAAATGGCGATACCGTCAAAAACATCGCCACCCGGTGAGTTGATATGCAGGTTAATCTGGGTAATGTCGCCCAGCGCCTGCAAATCTTTAACAAACTGCCTGGCCGTGATCCCCCAGTAGCCGATCTCGTCATAGATGTAGATATCGGCAGAGCTGTTGGCCTTGGCCTGCATGCGAAACCAAGAGTTAGTTCTTCCGGCGTTCGCTTTGGGACGACGACTCGCCCTGTTTCGTTGCTTCGGCACTGGTGCCTCCTTTGTCGTTGGCGGGATCGGTATCAAACACCAGCCCCAGCTTGTTGTTTTCGTCAATTTCAGCTTTGCGCCGGCGCTTCACCTCCGCCGGATTGGCGCCGCGAGAACGGATCCAATCACTTTCAGTGGCAGCGCCGCCTCTCACCTGAACTTTCCAGCCATTGGCCTCTTTCAGCGGGTCAATCCACGGCATCACCGGGCCGCTATACACAGCGTTAAACAGCGATTTCTGATCGAGATCAGCCGGGGTTTTTATCACGCCAGAGGTGATCGCCATCTGCAGCCAGTTTCGGTAATTCGGGCGAGAAATCGCGGCCACAAACGAATCTTGCAGGATGTTGTACCCCTCGAATGACTCCACCAGCTCTTGCCGTTGGGAGGAATAGGTGCCGTTATAGTCACGCGCGATGCTGGAGTAGCTGCCACGACTACCGGCGGATACCGCCCGCAACTGCCCATTACGGAAGTTTTCAAGGTTGGGATTAGGGCGATCCGACTTGATCATGCCGATTTCTTCACCCGGCTGAAGCCCGTCATAGAGCATGCCGGGGACGATATCCATTTCACGATCATCATCAGGTGAGTTATCCCCATCGTAAGACTGCCCATCGCCTTTTTTTACGTACATGCCAAGTGCAGCGGCAATACGGGCTGCGGTCAATTCAGCATCCTCGTAATCCTTCAGCGCACTGAGTCGGATAAGGATCCCGGAAAGCAAGCTGTTACCCCTGACCTGGTGCAAGCGACGCACAAATTTCAGGTGCAGCATGTTCTCTGCTGCGATCTCTTTGACATTTCCCAGGGCAATGCCCGACGTGATCAGAGATTTGTAAACCTGATATTTTTGGGGCCGGCCCCAGTTATTAAGGAAAATCCCCTGACAAAGCCCTGCACCACTGTCATTGCTGTCCAGCGGCACAAAATCAGGCTCCAGGGCTTCCAGCCAAAACGGCACGCCGGCCTGCGGGGTCAACCCTGCCACTTTTCCCTGAACCATCTGGCAGAACACCTCGCCGTCCCGCAGCCAGGTGCGTGCCAACAACCGCTCCATTACCGGGCGGGTATATTGCCCAGTGACTTCCGGCGCCACAGACCACTCCGCCCATGCGGCTCGAATCTCCTTGGCCAGATCATCCGCTACCTCGCCAGTTCGCAGCAGTGGCTGAGGCTCAACGATGATCCCGCGCGCACCGACAATGCGTTCCTCCATCTTGTCCAGTAAGCCGATCACCAGATCGTGGTTGTTATCCAGCCAGCGCGCCTGCTCTCGCAAGGAGCGGCCACCAAACTGCGTCAACTGATTAGCGTTACGGTTTTCTCTGCGTGCCTTATGGGTTCGAGTCGGCATTACCGCCTCATAGGCAGCAATTTTATAGCGGGCCTGCAACCGACCAGCTTTCCATGCCGGCGAGAGAATGCCGATCACATCATCGATAAAACTCATGGGAACCTCGCCACTTTGTACATCGGCCGCCCGCGGCGCGATGCGATCAGATCGCTTAGCCTTCGCTCCCAGTACGCCCGCCCTTTGCGGATTTCTGACAGGCTTTCCATCGTCATTGATTGGCCGTTAAACGTGATCGACTTCCCCTCCAGAACCGCCTTTTCCGCAGCCACGTAGCCCTGGATCATGTTTTCGATATCGGCCTGATTCATAGCCACCCTCCTGAAGAATTAATAGGCGCCCACGCCGAAGTTTTATTTTCAGCGCCGGCGGGATCTTTTGGTTCGGTTTCACGTACTGCTTTTGGGCGGGATACTGGTTTTGTTGCTGGTAACGGGGAGGTTGAATATTCAAAGGGTTCTGCCCAAGGTGGCGGCTTCTCCCATTTGATCTTCTCGTAACCTCGCAAGATCACCAGCGCCTGTGCGTAAACCATCAAGTCGAATGCTTCGTTGGCACCGCGGCCCGGCTTCTTCCACTTTCCATCTGGACTGCGCTCTTCGTACGTCAGCTCGTCATAAAACCATTCGCCGATCCAGTCGGGGAAATGCACAAAGTTAGCCCCCGGAGTATCGCGCAGCAGCGCGTTATTAATCCGGTCTTTCAACGCGTTGGTTTGCAGAAGATAAAGCGGCACATCCCCACGTGCTTGCGCGCGCCGGTTTGAGCGTTCTGTATTATCGGGGAATGTTTTACTGATCAGCTTGCTGCGTGCCTGGCTGTCACCCTTGAAGAGATAAACTCTCTTCTGCACCCCATCCCGGCGGCATTTGCGCCAGAATTCGTACGCATTGCCTGTTACACCGTCCTCACCGCCGGAGTCAACGGCCATGGCCAGTACAGGCATTTTTACGTTGGGGTCTTTATCCAGTGGCCAGCTTTTATCCAGCACATCCGTGCGCAATAAGTCCCAGTCTTCAAGATAGGCGGCCGGATCAACCGGCAGGCTTTCGCCGTTCTTATCAAAACGCATCGACTGCCTGATGTTGTAACGATCCACCAGCCAACGCTCGCCATGAGCACCATATCCCATGACCTGCACGACAAAACGACGATTTTTCCCGCCCTGAACATCCACCGTTGCCACAAGGAAGCGTACCCCTTCGGGAACTGCGCGCTTCGTGACAGGCTCCGCCCGTGCCATCAATGCATCCGATTTTCGCTGTTCGGTTGCTGACTGCGGCAAATACGGCCGGCCCCAGTCGGTATTGATGACTGCCTTGAGCGTTTCCTCTGATCCCGTTGTTTCGTAATCCTGCTCAGCGGTCAACAGCTTGTAGACGAGCTGTGCCCAAGTCTGATATGCCGCCGCCGGCCCCTCCATCCAGAACGACGCAATACGTGAGCGGCGAGGCTCGCCTGTCCGGTTGCCTTCGGCGTCTATCGACTCCCCTTCACGCAACCACACACCAGACTGGTTCAAGGTGCGTTTCATATCTGCCGTTATCGTGCCACTGCAGTGAGGGCAACACATATGCGCAGACTCGCTGGCCTTGACCGGGTCTGGAATTTCCCGGTATCCGGTCATCACCTCCATAATGGGCTGGAAATATTCGCCGCAATGCGGGCACTGCCAATACCATTTGCGGCGATCGCCACGGTTGAATAAGGAAAGGATGCCGGTAGTTGGCGGAGCCTCATGCTCGGAGCGGCGCCGCCACTTTGAATCCAGAATATCGCGACCTGGCGAGCTCTCTACCAGCGTCATGCCGGCACTCATAAACGTTGTGGTACGTTTTGACGCAAGCGTGAACCCGTCGCCCTCGCCGTC